TGGGTCGCTAAGATTGCCAAGGTGGAACTTCTCATCGGTGGTCAGGTGATTGACGATCATACGTCCACCTTTTCCCAGTACATCGCCCCCACGCTCCTCGCCCAGAGCCTCACGAAGTCCAAGTCTGGTTTCGCCGAGGCGGCATCGAGCAAGTTTTACCCCCTGCGATTCTCCTTCTGTGAGAACTGGCAGTCGGCCATCCCCCTGATTGCCCTCCAGTACCACGACGTCGAGCTTCGTATCACGTGGAGCACCCTGTCTACTGAAAAGTGGGAGTGTTACGCGCACTACGTGTACCTTGACACCGACGAGCGTTCGGCGCTCTCGGGTACCCCCCAGAACATGCTCATCACCCAGACCCAGCGCGCGATCGCCTCGGGTTCCAGGATCCAGGAGATTAACTTTAACCACCCCGTGAAGATCCTGGCCGCCGCCAGCGGTTCAGCACTCGCCATCGCAGCCGACGCCAACAAGCTCAAGCTTCAGATCAACGGTACTGATGTGACTGATTTCAAGTACGTGGACCCCCACTTCACCGCGATTCCCGCTTACTACCACACGAACGCCTCGGCACCCGTCCGCCTCGTGACCACCACGGCGTCCACGCTCACTTCTAACGTCGTGGCCGATCTCAACGCCCAGACGTACACTTCTACCCTGGCGGCCGACGGTGAAAACGACAAGTTGTTCTTGTACCCCTTCTGCCTGGACACGTGCAAGCTCCAGCCCACGGGTTCCCTGAACTTCAGCCGCATCGACTCTGCTCGTCTGGTCTGTGACACGGCGGACCACGGAGCTGACATTTACGGTGTCAACTACAATATTCTCAGGATTGAAAATGGCATGGGTGGGCTCATGTACTCTAACTGATGACCGACCCAATCCCGACTACGCCAGTAGTCGTATTCCTTCATTAGTATAGTTTTACCGCAGCTGGCGCCTTCCCTCGCCAGTCGATTGCTGGATTCTTTTCCCCACCACTAATAATACCATGTGGTTGATACTCTTCCTCCTCGCGTTTGTATTTCTCATCACGTACGACCCAAAGTCGGGTACGTTGAACAAGTACGTCGAACTTCCCAACGCGCCTTGTAAGGATGGGCACTATCAGGAAGTTCAATTTGCTCAGAAGGGATATGAATGCCCCAGCAAGGATAACGTGCACATGGGTTCAATAGTATCTACTTAAAAACAAGAAGCACTCTCAAAGTATAAAATGTTCGCATTCGATCGTGATACTGCCACCCTCGTCGCCATCGTCGTGTGTATCGCCGCCACCGCCTACCTTTTCAGGGAGCTCAAGAAGACCAGGGAAGAGTTGACGTCGGCCATCGCCGAGAAGCAACAGCCCGTGATGTACATGGAGCCTGTCGCAGCCCCCGTGCCCGTGCCCGAACCAGTGCCAGTGCCAGCCCCGGCTCCAGCGCCGCCGGCTAAACCCATGACGACGCGGAAGAAGCAAGTGACCATCGCTGAGCCGGAAATCGAAAAATAAACATATCCGGGAATAGTAGAATTGCTATGAGCAATGAAGAAACATAAGGCTATAGCAATACCCGTGTCATTCACGGGTGGAACACCTAGATTTCTCACGGTGAGAGACAAACGATTTAAAGAATGGATATTCGTGACGGGAGGGTGTAGACGTCGAGAGATTTTCTATCCTCTACGATGTGCCCTCAGGGAGTTGGAGGAGGAGACACGAGGGGTGATTTCACTCAAGAAAGGTGAGTACACGAGCTTTGTCTTTAATGTGAAAGAGAGTCCTTCGGTTGATTTAGAGTACACAGTCTTTATATTTTTCGTGGATTACTCACGGACTGAACAATCTGAACTCGTGAAGAAGTTTAACGATGAAAAATTTAAGATGAACACCAAGAAGATACAGATGAAGCGAACCTACGACGAAAATGATTACATGAGCTTCGACACGCTCCAGGAGTTTAACGCGCGCACCCAATGGGACAGGATCGTACAACACGTGGTAAAGAATCCAGAGTTTTATGCATGCGTGAGTTCCCTTAATAGAAAAACGTTTGCTATTAAATAATGAAGTCGAAGAACATGATACTGTTACAGATGAAGGATATCTTGATGGATCGGAAAGACTACACAGAGGCCCAAGCGGAGCGATGGTTGGAGGAGAATAAGACGAAGACGGTCTACGAGCTGTTGGTCATGAAGAAGGAGTTGACCCAGGTGAAGCAGGAATTCAGGGATGTCTCGTGCCGCACGTCCATCTGGCACGAGGAAGAGTATTAAAAAAATAATACGCTACAGGTATAAGTATGTTCAAGGTGTGGTGTAAGAAACAGGGGTTTTGTCAATCAGGTTCCAATCTCTCAC